TCCGTCGCCGCCGTGCTGATCGCGTTCTGCGCCGTGCCCACCGCGATGGCGTTCCGCAGATCGGCGGCGGCATTCTTCACGGCGGCCCACTTCGGGTTCCACAGGGCCACACGGTTGCCGGTGCCGAGTGATGTGGTGCCGCTTAGGGAGTTCCAGGCCGTGGGGCTGGTGAGCGTGCCCAGGTAGGACATCAGCGCGGAATAGGCCGCGTCATAGGTGGAGTGGTCTACGCTGTAGGAATTGGCCTTCGCCACGAGGTCCGCGTTCTCGCTCGTGATCGCGTTGTAATCCAGGATGATCTGCGGCTTTTCGCCCGTGGTCAGGGTGTCGGGGTCATTGATGGTGTTGACGCCGGTTTGGGCGCTGCTGGCGGCGGTTTGGGCTGCGTCCACTTCAGTGACATCGAACCACCGGAAACCTTGGATCTCCCAGTAGCCAGTGGTCCCGGCATAATTTCCTAGGTACTCTGGCTGGACGAACTTCACACCAGATTGGAAGTCCGAGCCCTGCCATGTGTGCTCGTAAAAGACCCATCCAGTATGTGCGGCGACGCCAGATGGATAATACGGTGACCTACCGATATTGGTTGCGCAGGGGGTGCCTGCACTATCAAGAAACTGTCGCAAGTCGAAGAAGAGGACGCCATCTGTCCCAGCTGCCGCTCGCGCCCAGAACCGAGTCTTGTATTTGCGCGATGTATCCACAGGGTGATAGACGCCATCATTGGCGGAGGCTTGCACGGCCATGCGAAGTGCAGTGGCGCCCTCCATCCCATCTGAGATTGTGACTACCGTTTGCCCTGCCAAATTGGGCCATAGCTCGATGGGGCGAGAGAGTGACCCGGAACCCTGAGCCGCATCCACCAGAGACTTCGCCTTCGCATAGATGGCATTGAGCAGGGCCTGCCGAGTGGAGTACACATCGGCAAACTTCTGCCTGAAGATGGTTCCCACGATGACCACATCGGAGCCTGGAATGTCATTCCAGCCAGGCAGTGTTCCGAGGTAGGAAGTCAGAGCCGAGACGGCAGTGTCATAGGCCGTGCGACTCACCCCGTAGGCATCTGCCTGGGCGTCAATACCAGCCTGCTCGTTCGTGATGTTCGTGTAGTCCAACACTACGGGAGGCTTCTCACTAGGGCTGAGAATGTTGTCCGAGGCGATGGCAGAGAGTCCATCAAGTGCGGACTGCGTCCAGGGCGGGACGGTGCCCGATGCCGTGACCGTGGCGGAAACCTCGGAGTAAGGCGACAGTCCAGCAGATCGCCAGTCACCCGCCACGCGCACTCGCCACACTCCGGGCTGGATGGCATCCAGGTATGCGGCTGCCCCCGATACGGTCATTGGCTCCCACGGGCCATAGTCTCGGCTGGCCTGGGCGATGTAGTCCATGGCGCCGTCCAGGGTCCAGGTGGCGTTGAGGGTGAGCTGCTGCCGGTCGTTCAGGATGCGGCTGACGCTGGTCATGGCCAGGCCGGTGGGAGGCGGCGCGGCGATGATTGGGTTTGGCCGTGTGACTACATCCCCAGTGGTCAGGCCCAGGGCCGTGTACTTCGCGGGGTCGTGCAGCAGGGCGATGATCTCGTGCTTGATCCCGTCAGCCTTGCGGACAGACAGCACACGGTAGAGCGAGGCCGTGGTGCCCGCCTGGAGCAGCCAGCCGGACCCAATGATGGGCGCCGCGCTGAAAGCCGAACTGACCGTCAAGGTGCTGGTGGTCCCGGCACCCGTGCTCACGGTCTTCGACTCCATGCCGTTGGCGGTCTGCACGCGCAGGGTGTAGGTGCCCGCGCCCAACGTCACAGGGGCATCCAGGGTGATGACCGTGGTGGTAGCCGCCAAGATACGCCCACCGAACCGGGCAGCCCCGGCGCGGAACTGGTCGGAGATCTGGATCACGTCCCCGGGCTTCACTGTGGAGCCCTCCAGGCCACTGGAGAACACGACCGTCTCCGAGGCCATCAGCTCCGAGAACACGGCCCACTTTGCGAGGCGCATTGCCTGGCCCTGGCTGGTGCAGCCGATGCCCTGCATGTCGAGGACGTTGTAGCCGAAGCGGGCGATGCCAGCCTCATCCTCATAGACTGCGACGTCCTTGTCGTAGCCCAAGTCAGGGTTCTGGAAGGCCACGATGGCAGCCGTGTGCCGGGCCTGGCGGGCGGTGCCCTCGTAGGAGAACTTCCCCCCCTCGACATTGGAATTGGTGAATAGGGCCACCGGCGCCGCATCGGAATCGGGCACTGGCACCACGAGGCCGCTGGCGTAATAGACAACGCCCCAGAAGATGCTGGCGAGCTGACCTAGGGCCTTGATGGCGTTCTGCTGGCCCTGAAGGTAGAGGTTGCAGGTCATGCGGGGCTCGGTGCCGCCCTTCCCATCGGGGACCAGGGTGTCGCACCACTGGGCGATCTGGTAGAGTGTCCACTTGTCAATTCCTGCCGCAGCCAGGAAGGTTCCCGCGCCATAGCGGGTCTTCGTGGCGGCATCGTAAAAGCACCAAGCAGGGTTGTCCGTCCAGGCCGTGGTGAAGGTTCCATCCCAGGCGCCGCCGCTAGTTCCAACGCCTGTGGTGGCATAGGTGCGGGTCACGGGGTTGTAGTTCGCCGGGATCTGGACCTGGGTCAGCTTCATGAGCAGGTTGACCTGCGGGATCTGGCGGAACTGCTTGGCGTTCACCCGCAGGCTCAACACGGCGCTGTTCGGGTAGCGCAGCCGCACATCCACGATCTCGGTGATGGCATCCCACCATGTCTGACTCAGGTGGTAGGCGTCGGCGTCATCCGCGCTCAGGCGGGTCACGCGGATCTGCCAATTGCCCGTGGCGGGGAGGTCGATGCGGTAGGCCTTGGTGAACTTGGTGCTGAACGGGCCGCCACTGATGACCCCGTCCTGATCCAGCGTGACCTGGGTCCAGGTGCCGCTGTTGTATGCGGCGTTTTGGATCTCGATCTTCACCTGGACACTGTTGCCCGTGCTGTTTCCGTCCGTGGTGCTGATCACCTTCAAGGCCGGGATGCTGATGCGCACGCGCACGGCACTGGGGTTGCTGGTGACGGAGCGGGTGACCGGGGTGGCATGCGTGACCTGCACGTTGACGGCGGTCTCAGATTCACTGCCGGTGATACCCTTTACGGCCGATTGCGTGTTGGTTCCGGAGACCAGAGCCAGGGCCACGCCCTTGAAGTTGAAGGTGTTGTCGCTGTTCTGGAGCGGGGTGTTGTCGAGGTACACGGACTTCAACCCGTTGACCAGGCCCTCCATGCGGCCCTCACCCAGCAGGATCTGGAGCGTCCCCGTCTCCGGGACCACCGCATCGGCGTAGGTGCACGTAGGCCAATTCCCACCACCGGCAGGGCCGTTGCCTCTCCCGCTTGCAGCTGAGCCATCCCACCCATCGTTGTCCAGAACCAGAACCGGCATTGCTTCCCCCTACGGTGCGATGGCCCATACCCAGGGCGAGGTGTCACCGTCCCCGCCCTGCGTGCCTGCGTTGTCGGGAGCAGCTCCCCCGAAGCCCTTGTCTTGCCAGGTATGGGCGTCAATGCCTGCGCTGATGACCGCGCCACCGATACGCATGGTCCCGTAGCCGAGCGGAACGGCCCCGCCCTGGCCCGTAGTGAGCGTGGGCGATCCGAAGGACCAGGTTTCCTTGTCGTTGTTCCCTGATAGGCCGGAACCGAAGGCGGGGGTATTGGCCAGCATCTGGGCAACCCCTCCCAGGACCATGGACCATCCGATGGCAGATACACCGGATACTAGCCCCGCCGATGCGCCCCAGCCCGCCATGACCGAAGCACCAGCAGCGCCCCAGGTCAGGTAGATCAGTGCGGCTCCGATGATGATTCGCCCCAAGGGGCTATCACTTGAACCCGTGATGATGGGCACGATCTTGATGACTTCATTCTGACCCATCGGAGCCGATAGATCCTCCTCACCTCGATCATCCGAGCCCACTAAGACGCGAAAGGCGTCCGTCATGTGCTCGCGCAGGTAGGCATCGAACCCGGGAACCGTGA